GTCATCAAAGGCTGAAATAGTAGAAAAATCTAAGTAGTATTTGAAGACAACTGAGTAGCCAGCATTTGGGGAAATTGTTACGCCCCACCCGCTTCCATGACTTGGAAATACGTTATCAGGTATTCCTCTACCCGCGCTTCCTGCGCGGTAATCATCGTCTCTGTGGTTCCTGTACCATTCATCTCGCTCCATAAATCTCAGAGATTTGAAAGCTGAACCGAGGGTGGTATTTTCCTGTACTTGAAACGAGTTCCAATCCACAGCTTTAAATGATGCTGGCCAAGAGTATTCTGTAGTCCCGGCAGTTAATGCTTGCGTGTGACTGGCCGCATTGAACGGCCACTCATATTCTTGTTGAGATAGTCGTGCGACAGCAGCTTTCACTGCGTCTTTAACCAGCGCTTGTACGCCAACCACATCAGCGAACTCAGAAGCCACAATCTCCACCTCGTTAAGGCGGCGAAGAACTTGATTACATAAACTGAGGTATGTGCTGGCCATAACAAACTTTCAGAAAAGTGAATGGGGCCAGCGGTTAGGCCAGCCCCAAAGTAATTTAAGCTAGGTAGTCACGATCAGCTGTGGCAGCTATCATGTCGTGCGAGCCCATGTCTGAGATATCCATTAGGATGGCCCAAAAACGGAGCTTGCCCAAAGTGACATCTGTCTCTGTTGCAAATTTAACATCGATAGTGTCCGCTGCAGAGATTACCTGCACTTGAGCAGCCTCAGTGCCGGGAGTTACGCCGTAAGTGCCTACGGCACCTCCGACACAATCAAGCCCATCAACATAGAGATCGATAGCCGCTGGAGAAGCGCCTGTGAATCCCATGTCTAGGGTCAGTGTCCCGTCTGCTTGTGTAATGATTTCGATACCAGCGGAAAGGATAACAGTCCCCGCAGGGACGTTAAGAACTTCCATTGTATCGTTTGCAGCAAAGTCTGCGCCTTTCAAGACGATTGCGGCTGCAAGGTCTATCGTGTTTTGCACCATGTACGGGGAACGTCCCCGTGCCGAGCTGCCTTGTGCAGCGTGATCTGCAGTTGCTAAGTTAGCCATTTGAAATCCTCCTTATGCTGCGTTGTATTTGGCGGTTACGATTGCTTCTGGGCGAAGAATCTTCCTACCGTAGAGGTGGAGCCCCCGGACGAGATCCGCGAAGCTGTCTGGATCACGGTAAGTTTCCGTTTTGGACAGCTGCTCGGCTGTTGCTACAGCACTATCGTGCCCCGCAACTATAACGCCAAAGTTGGTATTCTGGTTACTATTTCCAGTTGTACCGGAACCAGTACCTACCGCTGGCAGATTGGATGAAGAATAAACCCGGAAACCGTGGAAATTCTTGATCGTCAGACCATTGCGTAGACCGCCGCTTTCGCCGAAGTCCCCATTCATGAATCGTGAATCTTCATCGGCCATGATTTCTAAAAACACCGGGTCCACAACCAAAAAACGCCCTTGGGTATCGACTTGCTGTTGATCTAGGAGCCGCTTCATGCGAGCGACAACCATCGCTGGTGAAGCTACGGCGGTTGAAAGTGCGGTAGCACCCGGCAAACGTGCTGCGAGAGGGATCGAATGATCGCCAGCGGAGCTTGTTGTGATATTCCCGAAGTCACTTTTCTTGAGCTGCATACTTGCAAGCAACTCATTCGAGCCAGCTGTTGTGACAGCTTTATCACCGTTCACAGTGGTATTAAGTGCGCTTGCTGTTTGATGATTTGCTGATTGCTTATAACCAGCCAGATAACCAAGGACTTCTTGGTCATAATTATCTGCCAAACGATAAGCAGCACGATCCGTTGCGAGCTGAATAAAATTCACGTGTGACATATTTTCTTCTAGATCGTCCATCTTAAAAGCATAGTAGTTTGCTTTGTCGATTACTAAAGAAAAGTCTGTATCATCAAGATCTTGCGCGTTTACTGTGGTGCCGCGCTTATACTCAGAGACAGAGATTTCTGGCTCTTTAATAATTCTCACTGTGTCGCCTTGGCCATTGATCTCGCCAAAATAATCACTGTTGGTAATATCACCGACAACGGTACTTTTTCTGAAGGCGGATTGTACTTTTTTTGAGTAGATTACGCTACTGAACGAGCCATTTGGTAAGTTACCGTGCCCTGTTGCTGAACTAAATGCCATTTGGATTCTCCTTGGAATGGCAGGGCGCTTCGCGCCCAAACAATTTCCGAAGAGGACAATCGAGTGGCAGTACTTACGGCTGGGTTGCGTGAGAACACGGGCCAGAGTTGTACTGGTAGACTTGTGCCGATTTCTTCTGGAAGGGATAAAACTCAGAGGTAGGCTAATAGCGGCTCTAGTTTTATAACTAAGGTAATTAAATTACCTCATTAGATAGAATTACTATACCATAAGTTGGTATTAATAGCAATACCTATCGAGCGCCCCCGGACATGTCATAGACAAAATTCCCGGTTTGCATTGCTTTAATGATGTCTTCCTCATGCTTATTAAATTCAGCATTAGACATCTTATCAATTTGGCTTTCGCTCCACTGTGCTTTCCCACTTGAGGGAGATATATTCACGCTCTTGCCTACGGCCCGAGCAGCGGAGTTACTTGCCTTGCGTGTACCAGTATCGGCCTTGTACAAATCAATCGCTCTAGATGCCGCCCGGGCATCAGTATTGTTTTTGTACAGGCTGTCGATAATGTTTTGAGGCTGCATCGCTACCCAATCATGAAAGGCTGGGTCTTGGCGGATCTGAGCAAAGTCTGGGTGATCTTGCATTAAGACCTGTTCAGCTTCCTTAACGACAAGTTTGGTCTCAAGTTTACGCAGACCCTCCATGCGTTTAACGCCTTGTTCCAAAGCCTCGTTGGCTCTTTTCTGGGCAATCGAGTCCACGATCTTAGCTACATCTGGATAGCGCTTTGACCAGTTATCAATTTCTTCATCGGTCTTTGGGAACTTAATCTGCCCCCGGGCTGCTGTGTCCAGCTGCTCTTTCATCTGAGCTAGCTCTTGATCTTTTTGCTGCATTAGCTGATGAGAATGCCGCCGCAAATCTCCGTAGCGTTTCTTAAACGCGGCATCTTCTGCGTCCACAGGCTCCGGGCCTGTTTCCGCTACGCCTTGCTGTTTTTGCATCTCTTCAGCGTAGGTTAATCCATTGTCCTCTTCGAGGTCATTTCTTCTATATTTAGCCATGATTTTCCTTTGGGGGCCGCTTTGTGCGGGTGGCCCGTTTGATTACATTATGAAGGCCACTGACGGGTTCTTCTTAATGCCGAACGATCCAGTAGACTTACCGTATTTGTTTTTCTTATAGTCTTCGGTTTCATCTACTTCGGGTTCTATTAAGGTAGTTTCTACTCCTGCCACCTCAATTTGGTTTCCTTCTGGTGTTTCGAGCGTTTCTTTTTCTTCTTGCTCTGAACCACTTGCATCCGAAACTTGGGCGTCCTCAGAGCCTTCGCTATCGGGTTCCTGCGTTTCACCTTCGTGGCTCCAACCTTTGCTTTTTAAATCCAAATGCTCTTCATTAGATTTAGTCATTTTGCCTTCGCCCGTTTGCGGGTCGTACATCATGTGGTCTGCATACTCGTCTTCTTCACCACTGACTTCTTGAATTAGCCCGGACATATCCATAGACATCAGGCCCATTTCTGCCTCGGATTGCATCATCTGGATGTACTTAAGACCGTGCCATTTTACGACATGCGCCGGGAGCACATATTCGTCAGTGCTGATTTTGGCATCGATATCATCTCGGACGTTTTCTGCACTTGAGCCAAGCGGGATAGGATTACCCGATACAGGATCATAATTGGACATCAGGCCTTCGTCATAGTCACCCATCATGGCCATTCCACCGTGGGACATCTTCACTTTTTCATCTTGGTCCGGGTCATCAGCCATTGCGTCTTGCACAGCCATACCTACAGTTTCTTCGTACTTGCTCAGCTTACCGTCTTTGTTCTTGTCCGCTTTGGAGCGGTCTAGTTGTGTTTTATTGTTGGCCATATCTTCGCCCTCTTGTGTTGTTATGCCTCTACGGGCGGTTGCAAGACCGCCAAGAGCAAAAGATGTTTCTTCAGCACTAGCGAGGTCACCGTCTTCTAGCTGCTTAGCTTTTCCATGAGCGATATTGTGGTAATGGTGGCGTGTTATCGCATCCATCAATTGTCTCCAGTAGTAGGGATTTTCATTTTCTTTAATGTGGAACGAATGGCGTGTTCTGTTGCAGCCCATTCGAGTAGACCCTCGTCATATCCTTCATCAAATACACGGGTGATCAATTCTTCCTGATCAACAGTCAGGGAGTAATCTTTTTCAACATTGCGCCGTATATATTCGCGGTGGCTTGGGGAGTCCGCTATATTCAAATCTGCTTTAGTATATTCGCTTCCGTAATCAGCTCGGCTTTTTGGGCCTACAAAAAGATGGCTCTCAAGCATGGATGCAAATTGGTCATCTTTCATCATCTGCTCGGTGATATCCCCGCCCATACGTTCTAAAATTACGCTGGTGTCAGCTGCTTGCCTTGCTGCAGCCTCAATACCGCCTAAAGCTTTATCTTTCTTCATGGCGTATTTGAGGGCTTTTAAATCTACTACTTTATCGCCTTTACTAGCTAACGTATTTGTAAATGCCGTGATGTATTGCTCAATAAGCATGTCTCTTTTTTCATCTATTCTTTTTTGTTCAGCTGCTCGGCCAGCATCCGTAGCCATATTTGATTTTATTCTCTTATTGGTCTCCGCCATTTTAGCGATTACCTCATCAGAAAAACCCACTGCGTCAAATGTCTTGGGTGTGAAAACTGGTCCTTTGGAAGGGAAATTGTTCCCCCCATCGGGGGGACCAGATTCCATCGCACCAGCATCCATCTGGTCATCAATTGAGCCAGCATCAGGGGCTTCTGGGGGCCAAGGGGGATAGCCTAGCTCTTCTCTTGTGAGCACTGTTCCATCTGGTTTTTTACGTTTCCAAGTCGGCATTATCTGGGTGTCGATTAAATCACCAGAATTAGGGATAGTGGTAGCCAAACCATTCTTATCTATATAAGCTAAAGCTTCTTGCAAACGCTCATCGGTATAGAATGCCCGGTTTGCATTTTTTTGAGTTTTATTAATAAATTCTTTACTACCGGGATCTGCGGATCCCTCTGTCAGTTCGTTTTTGATTCCTTTAAGAGTTACGCCGTTGGGGAAAAACTCAATAAACCGTAAAATGTCCCCCGCAATATACCCAACAGGATCCTTTAACCGTAGATCTGCATCGTTTAGATTTTCTGTAGCAAAGTAATCTTTGTCCTTCACACTTAAAATTGTTTGTGGATCAGGTTCTGCGTCTACAGAAGGCTTAATGGCCGGGGGCTTTGGTGGCTCGGGAGTGCGTGGAGATGGGGTGGTATCGATAGAAAAATCCTCTGGCGTAGATCCAGAACCTTTTCTGAACACCATACCTTCTTCTACATCGAGATCATTTAAAGGGAATCTGCCTCGCTGTTGCTCTGCGCTTAAACTGCGTCGAGCTTCCACTAGACGCGCTAGCGCTTCCCCGGCTATGTGAGAGTAGGCCGCAAAGTCTAAAAAACGATCACGTTTTCTATCCATCCCGCGAACAGCCGCTTCGTTAGATAACTTACCTGCCCTAGACCGCATTATTCGATCAAAAACTTCAGCGCTGTCTAAGATGTCTGGGTTATTTATCAGCTCCATTGCAAAGGCTGTGGAATCTGCAGCGTTTAAGGAAGGAAAAGACGCTCTAATCTTGTTTACATAAGCGGTTTGTTCTATTAACGCTGCCGCTGATTTTTCGTCGTTATTTTTGTTTTTTGGGTTTTGGGTGATATTAGCTATACTTCTCCTAAAAGTGAGCAATGAAACAAAGGCTTGCCCAGTACCTGTCTGATCGCCCTTACCCGTATACTGCTTTAAAAGACCTTTGGTTTTTCTCCAGCCATCTTGTCTAGAAAGATCTTGCATGGCGACTTTTATAGCGTCTCCCGCTTGGTCTTTCACTCTATCTCTTGCAGTTTCTCGATTACCGCCTTTACCCGATTTAAACTCTAATGAATTTTGTATGAGATGCTGAGTTTCATGCAGCATCACACCCCAAATGTGGTCCGCGTAGAACTGCTCTTTAGTAATTTTTCCAGTGTTATACATATCTAACAAATCTTGATCCGATTTGCTAATTTTACCACCAGTGGAAGCTTGAACTAGCTGCTCAAGGCCCTGTGCATCACCGTATTCTTTGATACGGGCAGGAAAGGTATTTACCGTACTAAAGTTTTTAGAGGGATTGCTCATTGTTGAACCAAATGCCGTCCCTCTCCTACCTTTTATCTGTGCAGTAGTGGCCATCACCTCGGGCGGTAAAGCAGCCTCGAGATCGTCTGCGTTAACGAGTACCTCGGATAAAGTACCCTTATCTTTAGCCGGGGGCTCAGGGTTTGTTTCTGTACGAACAGTCTTAGTGCCTGTTGAAGAAGAGAGGTCTGTTTTGTATTGGTCTGTAACCGCGTTAGACAACGCTTCAAACTCGGCTTCGCTTATGTCCCCGTTGATAAAATCAGTCCGTGCGGCAATGATTTTTTTCATTGCAGCAAGACGCATCTGTTCCGCTACGTCTTTGCCAATTGTTGTGGGGACTTCAACCTCTTCAATTGTGGCCAACGGTTTTTTAAACTTTTGCAGAAGCTTAATGTTGGTGTCTTTATCGCTGATCTCGTACAGCCACTCATCAGAAAATCTAAACCAACCCGTATCTTTGTAGATTGCTTCCCGATCAACTCCGTTAGATTCAGCTGCCTTAGCTCTATCTAACGCCGCCATATCGGCGGTGTTAGACTTTTGGTTGAGAAACATGCCTGTGGTAAAGGCAGAGCTATCTAGCTCTGGATCAGCAAATGCTTTCTGGGCTACTTTCGCACCCAAGCCTACTCCCGTAGCTGCCTCAAGGACTTCTAAAAGACTACCGTCTCCAGAAGCTAACCGATCAAGTAGATCTACAGTTTCTGTTGCAGCTTTTTTAGCGAAATCATAAGTTTGTTTTGCAGAAGGGAGTTGGGGCTGCTCCCACGGCCCGGTAGCTTTCTTTATAACTGCGTCCGACACTGCCCCAACAGTTTCTGTTATTAGTTTTCTGTCAGTGCGTTGGTCAGAGGAAGGTTCTGATACAAAACTTTTTTTAGTCATGCTGTCGCTATAGACAGGGCCAGCTAGACTATTAGCGCTTGCTACAGGATCAAATTCAGAAGTAAGGAAACCTAAAGGCGCACCCATACCACCAAAACGTAGGCTTCCATCTGACTGCAATTCAGAGGGGGACTTGTTCTGATCAGTAGCCTCGAGGTCATCATCGTCTTTTCCGAAGAACCCTAGAACTCTGTCTAATACGCTCATTATTTAGCCCCTGCTATGCATTCGTCTCGGAGTGTTTTTACTCGGCGTAATTCCTTGATTGCGCCTTGGATCTCGAGCACTCGAAAGTGGTCCTTCTCAACCTCAAGAAGCAGCTGATAATGGGATATCCGCGCAGCTGCGTACTCCTGCAGCATCCTCATCATCTCTTTGTTGTTCACCATCAAAAGCAGGGAACGGTAGAAGGATTTATCCATAGATTACTTGAGCTCTTTGTACTTTGGTAAACAGTACGCAACGACCTTATCTGCTGGGGTCAGAGCGTGAGTTGAGAACCGTTTAGTGATCTCTTTTGCGTAATAATTGCAGTGATCAATATTAGTAAAAATCATCGTGTCCTCGATTAACTCTCGGGATGTGCCGAGATAAACCATCAGGACAAACGTATACATTACATCATCTGTTGGGGCGCTGCTGGGGCAGCTTGTGGCTGTCCTCCATTGTCCCCTCCGCCAGCCCCTGTGAAGCCGTCTGCTCCGGGCTCTGGGGCTGCTCCGGGCGCTATATTACCGCCGCCTGTGCCTGTGGGATCATCCGGGCTTGGAGGACCGCCTTCGGGCCCTTGAGGGGCCGGGGGCTGCTGTGGCATGAGCGCTTGTATCTCAGCCATCATCTTAGCTTGCATAACCGCCTCACGTTGATCGTAGAGGATCTTATCCTCATCGATATCCATTGAAGCTGCCAGCTCTCTAAGAATGTATGAGTAGTTCACAAATGGAGCCATTTGCTGGTTACCCGCCATCTGAAGAAACTGCAGCAATCTCTGGCTACGGATCTCATTTCGCATCAGGCTTTCGGTGCCCTGTGCAATCACTTCTAGATCACCCTTCACATACTCTTCATCGAAGTTGAATTGCATGTTGAACGCGAATAAGCTCTTGCCTAGTGGCGCTAGCAAGTAATCGTCCACATTTCGCACAACGGCCTTAATAGCGCTTTGTGCAGCGCCCATCAGCATAGACATACCAGAGGCAGTTCTACCTACGCCCATGATGCCTGTTGCTCCGTGGCTGTAGCTAGGAATGCCCGTAGCCTCATCAGCCAGCTGCCGGGACTTATCGAACATCATCATTAGCTCTTGAGATACGTTGGGGAACTTGGTGCCAAAGATGGCCTGACCCGGGGCCCCCGCCTGTCTTCTAAACACTTTTCCGGGGTACACGCTTAGGTCTTGCCCGGGGACGAGATTGGTCTCATCAATTTCAATAAGTAGGTTACCTGAGAGTGCTCCGTTGTCCACCGCCATACGATAAAAACCATTCATGAGCAGCTGTGTGTCGGACATGTTTTCGGCTACGCCGATACCAAAGAAGCTATATGGATTGAGCTCGTAAGGCACCGCCATGAAGGGGATGCGAGCAGGAGTAAACGGATTAAGGACTAGCCGTAGGATCTGCCCATTGCAGACCCATGCATTTATCTGCAGCTCATCCAAATTCTTGAGGGATTTAGGGATATCAATATCTGCTTGCTCTGCAAGCTCCGCATCAATAACGCCCCAGTATTCTAAAACTTCATACCGATCTATAGAGCTGTCCAGATCGCTCTCGTCCAGCGTATCTTCCCAATATTCGCGCACATAATCTGGGCCCATTTCAACGCAAAGCTCGATGCTTTCTTCGCGGAAATGTGGCCGTTTCTTTAGCGCTCTAAGCTGGGTGCGGCTAAGCCTGTGCCGCTGGATAACATACTCCGCTTCGCTCATATTACGGCTGGCGGGATCTGGATAGAAATCCCAGATAGAAACGTATTCTACCCGAGGCACTGTCTCGAACAGCGGGTCATACTTGCCCTTCTCATCCCAGCGTGGGAACTCCTTATCTGTTAAGAAAGGGCCCTTAAGAACGCCTGTACCAAACAAGCAAGCCTCGAATGCTACTGAGCGTAGGTGCTTAGATGCTTCGCTCTCTTCGAGCTGATCGTGCATCTTTTTCTCAAGGAGCTGAGCAGCTCGCTTGGCAGGTTCATAGGTAATAGAGCCCGGGGCTGTCCCGGGGCCAGCTTCTAGTTCTTCCTCATGGGGGCCCAGCGCGTCTTTGTAGACGCCGAGATCTTTAGCTATATCTGGGCGAGCAATTGTGCCGGGTATTTTATAATCTACGCCGACTGTGTCTTTGATCTGTTCCTCAGTGACCCTCCCAGGGTTTATAGAAACAGCATCTGCTACGTTGTTTGGGTTTTTGCGAGCTTGCACACCTATAGGAAAGCGAGATCCAGCAAACAACACATCCACGACTTGGGCATAAGCAGCCAGTACTTTTGTCTTTGTGATCTTAACAAAAGCTTTGGACTTTTCTGTATCGGTGAACTGTACATCTGAGCTATAAATTCCACGGTAGTTTTGGTAGCCTAGCGTCCAACGCTCTTCATCCATTCTACGGTGATCTTTGGCGTCTTTGTAGGCAGAACCTATATAGGAAATTAGCCCACGGTATTCTTGGTTTTCTGTCTCAGGATTACCGTCCTCATCCAAGGATACAACCTGATCTGTATCGACCTGATCATCGCTTGGGCTAATTGTGGGTTTGTCCATAAGGGCCATATTAATATCCAAATACTGAATCTGAGGGGCGGTAGACGGGCTTTGGTACACCTCTGCCCATGTCGAAAGGACTTAGAGATCTAGGGCGGCTCATAATGCCGTAGCGAACACTGTCGTAGGTGTGGTCTGATCTGTACCTTGCATCGATGTCATCACTGCCCTTTGGGCAAGACGGGATCACGGGAAGGTCTGCAATTATCTGTCTGCAATTATCAAAGAACACGATACCGGGCATTTCTGTGTCGGGGTCTACTTTGAGCACTTCATGGAAGCGGTTCTTACCAGAGACCCGAGCGCCAGCGGTGCGGTCACTGGGTCTCCATCTACAACCTATCGAGATCATCTCTTCAGCTATTGATGGGCCGATCTGTCCGCGATTATGCCAACAGGAGCTATCTAAAATACCGTAAGCCATCTTCTCGCCATACTCGGCTTCCATCACCGCTTTAGCTAAGTCCTTGCCAGTGTGCTTGGAGAGGTAAAGCTCTCGGTAAACTATGAGCGTCTCGAAGGATGGGTCTATCGCAAACCAATGAACTGCGCTGAAACTAGAGTAGCCGTAATCACATGACCTAAATCTGCGCCAATCGTGGGGGATATCAAACGGCTCCACAACGTGAACATTCTGCCGAAACTCTGGGAAAGCAGCTCCATCAGCAACTCCCCAATCTCCTTCAAGAAGTTGTCTGCGCTGGTTCTCTGGGAGAGATAATAGGTTGGCTTCATATTGTCCGCCTTCGACTAAATACGGATTGTCTTGCAAACTGGCCGGGATAAATCGTCTGTAGAAAAGGGGCTGTCCTGCCTTTTCATGTTTGGGCGGATAAATCAGATCCTTGCCAGTTTCTATGTCAGTGGCAATGAAAGACTTATTTTTGGGTGCGGGATCAATAAACATCCGCTTCACCCATCCATGTCCGGGGCCACCCGGGTTGGTTGTGGCACGGATAAATATGGGTAGATCAGGATCCGTGGTCCGTAATCGAGAGCGCATGTAATTAAATACATATGGGCTAGGGTGCTGCGTGAGCTCATCGAAAGCTATGTAGCTAAAAGCCTGACCTTGATAACGTAGAACATCATCGTCTCGCTCAAGGTAGGTCATCCACATCTTAGCCCCACTAGGAAATACCCACTGGGACTTTTTCTCCATCCACTTCGCCCCGGGATACGCTTGGGGATAAAGCTCTTGGGATTTGTATATAAGCTCTCTTAGCTCGTCATTGGTGCGGCGGAGAATAAGACCACTAAAGTTCTTGTTTCCAAAGTACCTTAAGGGGTCTGCAAGTAGCCCGTAGCTTTTACCTCCCCCGGCGCTTCCTCCATAGAGAACCTCGCGTTCCATAGCGGCAAGGAACTCTGTTTGTGGACCCGCATTAGGTGTAAAAACCACCTCACGCTCACTTGGAGCTGCCTCGAAATCTAGTGTGTCCGAAAGCGTTGGAGGCGCGGGGAGCTCGCTGTGTATCGGCTGTGCGACATCCTCTGGGGACTCTTTTTTTTTGTAGTCTACCCAGTTAGCGAGCTTCTTCTCTTGCATGGTCAGAGTGCGTTTTGCATCTGCAGCCTTGCGTTTAACTTTAGCTTTAGCCTTCTCAGGACCAGTTTTAGGGGCGTACTTCTTGCGCTGCTTACGCTGAGACTTTTCCCGAGCGTTTTTAGGGTCAGTTCCCCGGCGGTCTTTCCAGATCAGATTAATGCCTTGGTGGCTAATCTTCTGCCCAGTTTTCTCTGTAAGGTAGGCAGCGGTCTCTCGCAGAGAGCCCTTAGCGTCTATAAAATCCAATGCCTCTTTAATGAACGGCATAAAGAAAGGATCAGGAACTAGAACCAGAGGGTCATCTTCGGATGGCATGTAGCCGAAGGCTATACGGGCAGTCTTATTAGCCCGGTATTTAATTGGGAAATCAGGATCACTCATTTTGTTTTGGAGGTAAGATAAACAAACCGCCTTCAGCTCCTGTAATCTCCAGCGTCTCTTTCTTCACAACGCCAGATCGATCTAAGATCTCTTTAGATGCGGCCACTAAGTTACGGGCTCCAAGAACATTAGGATCCTGTAATAGACCGACCATGCTAGCAGCTGCTTTGGGAGCGTTCACCGCCAGCATCATAGATGCTGCAGCAATCACATCGTCCTGTATCGGGCGTATAACTTCTCTAATACCAGTGGTCTCGGAATACCCAGCCATAGTCATTGCTGTGCGGAGATCCCCATTGGCCTCGCCAGTGAGCTTATCAAGGAATAGCTCCTGTCGCTCTGTGAGCGCCTTTTTCTTCTTTTCCATAGGTTACCTTAAATATACAAATATTAAGCCCACAGCCCCGGTCATAACGATCCAAAACAATCGTTCAGCGAAGGCTATGGTTTGACCGCGCTTGATGCTGGTTTGCTCAAGCTGATCCATACGTTGGTCTAATTTATTGAAGGTCTCATCGGCACGATCAAGTCGCTTGAAAAGCGATATCAGCCGCTCCTCCATCCGAGCCATCTGGACAATTGCTTCGGATAAAGTATCCAACTTGTCCTCAATACGCTTCAATCGCGCATCAGTCATTTCTTTTTAGCCTTGTTCTTTGCAGAATTAGGCCATCCAGCCTTCATGTCCTTGTAGGCTTTGGGGGACACGGTGCTTTTCTTTTTTGGCCGTGAAGTCCCCGCTTTTTTACGGGCGTTCATATTTTTTACTAGTGACATTACTTCCGCCTCGACTTCTTACCGCTACATTTCCATTTAGCCCTAGATAACCGTAGTGGGCTATTTGGGTCTTTAGCTGCTTTAGGATGTTTCTTCATCTGCCCGTGTGAACGGGCGCAGTAGCTGTCTCCCCGCTTAGTCCCGGGAGCAATGCTGTAGCCCTTAGCCCCATATCGAACAGTCTTCTTGCGGCCTGTTTTGGGGTTTTTAACAACCTTAGAATACTTCTTAGCAGTAGCCACAATTACACCACCAAGTTAACCATCTTACCGAGGGACACCCTCGGCACTAGGCGGGAAAAGCGGTCATATGTAAGGTCGTATGCTGTCGGCGGTACAACCGCCGGGATAAGGTTCTTATTGTGACCAAGTGCTATAGGGATATTGGCTGGCTGCGTTTGCCGAAATGCTGGTGGGCGGTACATCGAGGATATATTTGTTACGTCAGAAGCCATCCGATATACCTTTCATGATATCCTTGATTGAAATCTTGGCTTTAGCATTCGGCGTATAACGGCATTGGAACTGGCGTGGACACTCTTTGAAACTGC